GTTGGATTTGTAGGGAAATCCTAGCCAGCATAGAGCTTAAGCTTGAGTTAAGGATAAGCCAGGAACCTGACGAACAACCTCGATAAGCTGTACACCTGGTACGCGAGACTTAGTATCATGCCTTGCTGCCATGCCGTATACGGACTGAACACCAACAGCGGAGAGGTGCGCCTCGTTTCCGCTGTTTGCGAAGTCGTCGTAATGGAAGATTTGCTCACCGTAGATCTTACCTTTAGCAAGGTACATCGCGTCTTTACCCATCGCCAATGCGTACCCAATTGGAGTACCAAGAGCGTTGGCTTGTACGAACAATGCACCAGCCTCGAATGCGTTATCATCGTCAGGCTTAAGGTTTGCCATGTTAACAGTATCGAAACCGGTAGCCGCGTTTGCAACGCGGGTCAGAGTGATTTGCCCGAGCTGGTTAATGCTACCTTCAGTATAGGAGTACAGTGCAACAGTTCCGTCGGTATCAATACCAAGAATATGGAATGTTCCCGCATCGTTATCACCCATAGCAGCTCCGCCACCGCCAGGGATGCGGACTTGTGCACCACGGAAGTTAGCAGCGTAGTCTCCGTCAAGAGCTCCGATACCAGCAGTTGCGTCATTGACAGCGTCCCATGCGTAAAGGGTGGGAAGTAGTGGCGAACCTTGGCGTCCACGAGCGGTGTCGATCAGAACATTGTGGTTAGCGATGATGTTGTTGTCCCATTTAGCATAGCTTCCGGAGAACAATTTGTTGTCAGAACCACGGCTGTCAGCTTGAGTAATAGCCTCAAGGTAGTCAGGGTCGGAACGCAGTGGGCGTAAGCATGCGTCTGGTGCAAAGAACAAGTAACCAGGAATTTCTTGGTTTTCGTCTCCACCAGTGTTCATTGGCTCACCGCCGTTAGCGATAAGTGCTTGCTTTGCTTCTTGGATGATGTCGGTTGAAAGACCGTCAACATATTTAAGCTCTCCACCAGCGCCGGTACCGTATCCGCTAATCAAGTTTGACCCAACTGGGGACTTGATACAGATCTGACGGAGGGCGTATTGGATCTGGTCTTGCTCGGTGCGTGACATCCACTCGGACATGACTTCAGCTGAAAGCTGGTCGATGGTTTTGCCGGTGAATCTCATAAGCTTGAGAACCTGAGTCCAGGAAACTGCGTGACGAACGAGGTCGATTTCAACGGAGAAGGTTCCGAAGTCAAGAGTGTCGGTAGCATTCTTTAAGATTTCTTCACCGCGTACACCTTGTCCACGGATAGGAGCAACAGTGGTGAAAGTCACCTTGTCGGATCCACCTGCGGAGAGGTCGCGTTTTTCGGTAATAGGTTTTCCGCTTCCTTCACCACCGATGAATTTTGCGAATACATTTTTCTCTCTAGCGTCACGAGTTACGAGCTCAGACCAGAGGCGTGAGCGCAAATCGGACTGGCTGTCGCCTTTAAGGAGATCTGCGTAAGAGGTTGTGTTTTGAATCAAGTCAACATTGTTGCCGGAGAGTCCAGCAGCAACGCTGTTTGAAGGGAATGATTTTTCTGCCATTTTAGTAGATAATTAAGGGTTATATTTCCCCGCTTATCTTAAAGGCTGTGCTCCACCAGGTGATCCCAAGAGAGAATAAATATCGTTAGTATTCATATTGGGAAGCTGCTGAAGTAAGCCCTCGCGAGTAGCGGGAGTATTTACAGGTTGTGCCGTAGTCCCAGTCGTCAATACTTTGGCCTGTGTACCCATTTGCGGAGCGGTTTGCTGAGGAACCTGGGGAGCGGGAGCGGGAGCGGGCTGAGCCTGCGGCGCCTGCTGCATCGGGTTCAAAGCGGCAAATTCACTTGCTATGAGTTCTGGCCATCGTGGTGATTCAAAGACTGCGGCGTAGTCGGGGTCGGACTGAGCCTGCGATACGAAATCATCAAACTGCTTACGATAAACGGATTGCTTATCCTGCAATTGAGGAAATCTTTCGTAGACTCGGTCGCGGCTTTCCATCGCTTTACTACGATGGGATTGATAAACTTGCTGCTCTTTTTCCTGCTCCATTTGCTGTTTACGGAGAGTCAAGTTTTGCAACTGAAGTTCCTGCTTCATGATCTCACGCTGAAGCCGTAAGGCTTCCGTGGTCTCCAGGTCTTC